ATAGAGTATGTTTCTTCTGATTGTGTTGGTGTAAATGCACGGAATGTATTCGCTGCATCACCATCTTCAAATAAAGTATTTTCAACAGTTGCTCCATGAATCGCACAAAGTAAAGCGCCACCTAAAATACCAGCTACACCCATCATATGGAATGGGTTTAGTGTCCAGTTATGGAAACCTTGTAAGAATAGTAAGAATCGGAAAATTGCAGCAACACCAAAACTAGGAGCAAAGAACCAACTTGCTTGACCTAGCGGGTAAAGTAAAAATACTGAAATTCACAAGCACGCGACGATAGTAGCGGTTGGCGTTGGCGGTAAGAGCACCGCTGCCTTGGGAGGTACCTTCAGCGAAGGGGTTGGCGACCATGCCGTAGCGGGTCTTGAAGCCAATTTTCGGCTGGAAGGTGTCCTGACCCACGGCACGCACCATTTGCAGGGGCACATAGGGGCAGTAGAAGAGACCAGCGTCATAGGCAGAAGAGCCCTTATAACCAGCCACATAGAAGTGACGGTCAGAGACGTTGGCAGAATAGGGGTCAACATAGACCTTGATGCGACCGTTGAGGGTACCAGCAAGGGTGCTGGAGTTGTCATCGGGCAGCAGACCGCTGTTACCAGACAGAGCGGGGGTGTAGTCAAGCACACCAGCCATGGACAGAGCAGATGCCACATCAGCAGAGCAGATGAGGATGTTGCCCTTGCCACGACGAGTCTCGTGACCGATTGCATTCATGTCACGCTCGATTTGGAAGAGCAGACCCTTGAACTTCTCAACCGACCAACGACCGTTGGAGTCAACGTCCAGGTCGAAGATACCTTGAGTTGCAGTGTTGTTTTGAGCGCCAGGACGAGCGATGCGATAAACGGTTCTCACCACTTCGCGGTTGATCTCAGCAAGCACCTCAGTGGAGAGGATGTTAGCGAGCTCGGACTCAGCGTCCAGACCATGCACTGCCTTCAGGTCTTGAGCAAGCTCAAGGCTGTATTCGGCTTTCAGAGCACGGGACTTAGCAGTCACGGTGACCTTCTCGATGGAGAAGTTCATCTCAGCGAAAGCGTTACCAGCAGCGTCACCCAGAGCTTCAGACTGAGCGGTGCTCATGCCAGAAGCGTTGGTGTAGGTGCCACCGTCATTCAGCAGACCAGGGTTGCTACCAGACTGAGCAGTAGCGCCCAGGTTAGAAGCAGCGTTCTCAGCAGAGAACTCGGAATCGGCTTCGTTGAAGAATGCTTCGGTGCCACTGGTGCGGTCGGTGCCATAGCGGGAGCGCATTGCGAAGATCAGTCCAGTAGGACCAGTCATCGGTTGGACGCCAGCGATATCATAGGCGATCAGTTTAGGCATCGAGCGGCGGATCAGAGAGATCAGCACGGGGTCGAAACCAGCAACAGGACCTGTAGCTGTGGCAGAACCACTGAAACCAGCGGGGCTAGAACCAGCACTCATGGTAGGAGCGGCTTCGGTCAGGATGCCACGCTCTTCACGGATGAATTTTTCTTGGTTCTCAAGCAGGACGGCGGTCACTGCCTTCTTGTAGGTATCACCAATCGGGTTAAGATCGGAATGCTCAAGAATGGGGGACCACTTTTCCTGCAGATGCTCGGAATTGAACATTTGCTTTTACTCCTTAGGGAAAAATGTTAGTTTACTGTTGAATCACTTAGTCCAACGGGACAGAGCCTTAACGTAGGCATCCATCGATTCCGTCACTACTTGACTTTGCTCCACCACCATGTCTTCGGAAATTTCCTTAGACTCAATTTTTGTGGAGAAGTAGGAATCACGGAGGGTAGACACCTTCTCACGGAAGGTCTCTTCATTATCAAACTCAACTGCTTCAGCAAGGGAGTGGAATTTCTCACGCTGGGTGAGAGTCAGACCCTCGGAAAGCTCGCTCACAATCCCATTCTTAATATAACCGCCAATCGATTGGTAGAGAGCAATGTTCTCTTCGATCGACTCGTTGAGTTTATCTTCCATACGATCCAGTTGTTGAGCCATCTCGTCAACCAGATCGAGTTTTTCTTCGGGGAGATCAATATGATTCTCCACGAAAACTTGCTTGATTCCG